GAAGATGTCTTTACCGCTCTTGCCCGGGACGACGCGGATGTAGACGTTCTGCCCGGCCTTTACGCGAGTGGTCGCCCACTGCTCGCGAGAGATTTCGATATCATTGATCCACACGCGCAGATACTGGCTGTATTCAGCCGGCAGCTTGACGGCGGCCTGCTGCACAACGGTTTCGAGCGTCGATCCTTCGACAACCGCCGCGTACTGCACCGCACTCGCAAACGGGCTTGTGTGGAGAATGGCCGGGAGGGTCTTGCCACCCTCGATGATGGTGGCCTGTTCCTCGTGCAGCTGTTCGATCTCAGTGCTCATTTGCCCTCGTACCTATAGAAGCCCGAAATACGCTTACCCCATGTGATCGAGTGATAGTTCTCGACCACCACGCCAGCGTCCTCATGCGTGTGAAGCATTAAGCCCGGCGCAACAACAATCCCTACATGGAACGGATAACCCCTCATCCGCAAGGCAATACCGTCTCCAGCCTCTTCTTTTCCAGCCTCTACCTGCCGAAACATGGAGGCGTACTCGATGGCGTCCGTGCCAATGACTGCGGGCCGCTGTCCCTTGTACCAATCCGCCCCCTCATATTTTGGAGGCTCGAAGCCAAACTGCTCGCGCCAGACGAGGTTGAGCAGCCCCCAGCAATCACAGCCATCGCGGTCGCGACCGTGCGTGAGATAGGGAATGCCAACATAGTCAGCGACCCATTGAGGGATGGTGTCCTGCATTAGAAGAGCCCGGGAAAGCGTGATGGCGTCATGCTGTACGTGATCGGCTCCGAGAACAGGTTCTCGAACAGAAGCTCGCCCTCTATAACGGAGGCGTCGTACTTCACATTGCGCAGCGTGAGGTTGGGGAAGCTGATCTCCACGGTGTCTGGCTGTGAGGCGAGGATCACCTCGATAGTCACGGTCGGCGCGCTATCGATGCTGCGCACAGTGGCAATCGCTGTGCGGTCCACGTTATCGAAGCGGAGCATCGCCTTGGGCAGGCTGTCCGGGTCTTGCCCGGGCATCACGATCTCGAACGGGAACGCCTGATAGAGATTGCCCCGCGAGGTTATGTCCTCGTTGTTGTTGACCACCCGAATAGGCGTGGCCAGCGTGCTGTGCGCAATCGTGAGCAGGACGAGCCATACCTCGCCAGTCTCCTGCGCGTGGATAGAGGTCGTGGCTGTGGTTGTGAGGCTCCGCATTTAGATAATCTCGACGTTGAACTGAGCGATGACGTTAATGCCACCAAAGGAGGTGAACTGCGGGGCAGGATTACGGAACCGCATGGCAGTGGCCACCCGGGTACGGGGATGAACCCAATCGAACGGAATTGAGCCGCCCTTGCAGGTGGTTTGCCAGAAGGTTTCGAAGGTCGCGGCCTGTGCTGAGGTCAGCATGAGCGACATTTGGAAGCGACGCAGGGACTTGGTGAAGCGCCGGCGAATTTTGGCGGGGCCAGCCTCCATCTGCGTTTCAATCGTCTGATCCTGCAAGCTCTCTTGATAGCCGCCCTCGAGGACAAACTGAGGCAGGGTTACTGGCCAAGTCGGGTTGGGCATTATTTCCTCGCTAGTTGACGGTTTGCTCCATAGCTCGCCTGCATTTCGCGGTCGAGATCACCTGAGCGAATTTGACGGCGGACTTCATCGCGGATGAGGACAGAGATCATCCGCTTGCCATCCGGGCCACGGCGCTCCTGCGTCTGAACCCGCTCTGCATTCGAGCCTGAGCGCATGTCATTGATGACAACGGTTGTTCCGCCGTCGCCGCCTCCAGCTTCTACGCCGAGCTTCCCATTTGCCCCACGCTTGAGCGGCAGGATCGCCTCCGGGCCAGCCTCGCCCATGAGGCCAGTGCCGCCAGCAAAGGCAAAGATGGTCGGCGAGGAGACAATCCGGTTGGTGAATACGCCCCCGTTTGCAAATCCTGTCGGCCCGCCGCCGATTGGGACAGCCCAGCCCCCTGAGCTTCCGGTTACACCGCCCGCAGACGCGCCGGGGAGGCCGCCACCAAAGGCACCGCCGATAATGCTTGTGAGGATTTTCTGCGCGGCCATCTGCATCAGGCCACGAATAAGCTCTTGCACCGGGCGGATGGCCAGCTGGTACACCATGTCGTTGCCCAGCTCCTTGAATATGCCGCCCATCCCCTTCAGGAAGGTGCCGCCGGCGGTCTTAAGGCCCCGGTCGAATGCAACATCAAAGGAGTTGCTGAGTAGGTCGCCCACGCGATCTGCGGTGCCTTCCCACTTGCGGATGAAATTCCGCTTCCGCGTCTCCTCCTCAGTAATCACTTGTTCACGCCGGGCGTTGGCCTCCTCACGGACCATCTGCTCCGCGCCAAAGCCTTCGCTCGTGTCAATGCCTTGCGCCTCGAGTTGGCGACGGCGCTGGAGCAGGCGGAGCTGGATTTCGTACTCATTGCTGGTGAGGCCGGCGAGCTTGAAGCGGTCCTCGATGAATTTCATCTCCTCTTCTTGGGAGCGAACCATCTGGCGCTGGTTGAGAAGCTGCTGGTTGGCGAACTCCTCCCGGCGCGATTTCTCGAGGGCTGCGCGTTGCGTGGGGTCAGCGATGCCGTCGAGCTCAGTTTTCAACTGCGCTTCAAACTTGACACTCTCTTGCGAGCGAGCATCGGGCGCAGCGGCCAGCAATGCGGCAGACAGAGCCGCCTGTTGCTGTGCTGCCAGAACTTTCTGCGAGGCGGCGGCGCGATCTGCGGCTTCAGCCTGCCTGCGGAGCGCTGCGGTGTAATCCGCGACCGCCTTAGTCGCGGCTGGCGAATTGGCCTTACCAAAGGTCTCGATCTCGTAGTTGAGGGCCTTCTGCGCAATCTCGAGTTCGCGGATTTCCAAGCGAGACTTGCCCATCGCGCCGGTCAGCTCGTCTTGCTGCTTGGCCTGCCGTTCGAGCTGAGCAATCTGCTGTGTCGCCTGAAGAGCGCGCTGCTCCTCGAGCAACTTGCGCGTCTCAGCACCAGTGCCCTTCTTGTCGCGCTCAGCGGCAGCTGATTGCGTGAAAAACTCAACACCCGCACCAAATTCGCCGCCCTCGACGGCCTTGCGGAGGTCGCCAACGGTGCGGCGCAGCTGCTCGATCTGGCTTACGCCTGAAGCGCCGCCACCACGAGAACCACCGCCAGCGCGTGTCTTTTTGAGATCATCGAATGCCTTGTCGACGCCCTGTTGGAGAATGCGGATATTCTCATCCGCAACCGGAACCTCAGCCTCTCCTTTTTTGCGGTCTGCTTTGGCGGCAGACGCCCTGCTCGTGGCGGCCAGAACCTCCGTTTGAGCGGCGACAATCTGGAAAGGATTGCCCGAAAGCATCGCCTCTCGCAATTTGGCGACCGCAGTAGCAACCAATGCAAAGGCCGCCGCCTCATCCTGAGCTGCCTGTATGTTCTTTAGGCGCAGCGCTTCTCGAGCGTCCTGCGCCATCTTGAGCTTGGCCACGAAGTTCTCGTGGGCCGTGGTGAGGCGATTTATTTCTTGTTGCTGCTTGTCGTACCCAGCTGCCTTGACTTCATTGACAGCATCCGCAATCGCTTTTGCACGCTGCTTTTCAGTCAGGACGGCAGCTTCAGCGGCCTTTGCATCGGCGGCCTTGTCGGCTTCAGCTTTGAGCTTATCGACTTGCTTTTGCAGCGCCTCAATACCACGGGTGCGGGCATCAATTCCTTGCTGCAACAGCCGCACATCCTGCCCAGCTGCCATGGCGCGATTTAGGCGCTCCTGTTCGTCTGCGAGGATGCCCTTTGCGGTAGCGAGCTCTTTGGTCTTGTTGGTGAGCTCTTCAGATACTGTAGGGTCTTCAAACGCATTATTGGCGGCCTCGAGAGCGCGCTCACCAATCCCGATGATGCCCTGTGCGATAGACGAGGCGTTTAGCGCCTCAGCGATTTTCGCCTTCAGCATGTCCCACTGGTTCCGCATGCGGTTCATGGCGCGCTCAGTGGTGTCCGGGAGCTTCTCAAAATCCTCCTTCACCTTGTCGGACTGAGATAGGAGGGCCTTGAACACCTTATCGCCGGTCAGCTGTCCTTCAGCGCCCATGCGGCGGAGCTCCCCGACGCCAACGCCGAGACCGTCCGCGATGGCCTTGGCGAGCGAGGGCATGCTCTCCATGATCGAGCGCAATTCGTCGCCGTTCAAGCGGCCAGAGGCGATGGCCTGCGAGAACTGGATCATCGCGCCCTGCATTTCGCCGCCAGACGTGTTCGAGATCGCCCCGAGCTTCTGTACGGTCGACATGAGCGTTTCGATCTCTTCAGTAGAGACCGCAAGGCTGTCCTTGTTGCGCAGGATGCGTTCGAAGCCGCCCAAGGCAGCATCGAGGGAGACGCCTGCCTCGTTTGCGCTGGCGATCACACGCGCCATAGAGGCTGCGGCGGCGTCCTGATCTTTCAAGACCAGATTGATGCGCGCCTGATAGGCCGTGAAGCGGTCCTGCACCTGAGCGAGCGGCAGGATCATGGTGTTGAAGGCAACGCCGGCGGCGGCGGCTGTGGCTGCTACAGCTGCAAGGCCGATGCCCACAGGGCCCAGTGCCGCTCCGAGGCGGGTTGCCATGCCGGCGATACCCTCCATAGCACCGCCCACGCCCGCACGGCCAGTGAGGATGCCCCCGAGGTTGCCTGCCTCGTCTCCGAGCCCCCTGAGGCGCTCCAGAGTGCCTGCGAAGCCTGCGCCCGGCTGTTGGGTAGGCTGCGCGGTGCGGAAGGCCTCAGCCTGCCGTTTGGCGTCCGCATAGGCGGCACCAACCTGCTTGATGTAGTTCGCGTGCTGTTGTGCGCTGAGCTTGCCCTGATCTAGGGCTGCGTTGAGCGATTTCTGCGCGCTCTCGAAAGCCTTTGTGGCCTGCTCCTCCATGCGCAGCGACTGGATATAGCGCTGCGCAGAGGCCTCAGCCTGCTTGGACGCGGTGATGGTCTTGTTGAGGGCGGCATCGGCTGTGTCATGCGCTGCTTTACGCCGCCCCTCAGCGGTGACGAGGTTGCCGGCGGCGTCCGCTACCTCATGCAGGGCCTTTTTGCCCTTTTCAAGCTCAGAGGTATTGAGCGAGAACCCAAGTTTGAAATCCGCCATCGGTCACTCCGTCATTCGCTCTTTGAGGTCTCCTCGAGGTACACCTCATCGAGCATTCGTATCGTTTCCACCTCCCACGGTGTTAACGCTGTTCGCGTCAACTGACAGTAGGCGTGAAAGTCGTTCCACGAAATAGGGTTTGCACCAAATCCGTTATACGACCGGCCCCTATGGAGTTGGATGAAATGGTTCCACAGGTAAACAAGCGCCGCCGGGAGTGATGGCCGTTCCAGTTCCTTGCCAGTGGCCTTTGCAATCGCCGCGTAGTGGTCTCCCATAGCGGAGCCACCAACATTGCGAGTAAGGCCAAACTGGAAGCGGCCATAAGCGATTAGCTCCTCGGTGACGCCTTGATAAAATGCGTGCGGGTCGCCACGAATACGTCGACCTGTTCGCGCAGCACCGGGTAGCCCTCAAGCAGCTTGCGAGCGTTTTCCTTGGTGCAAGGAATTTCTTTGCCATCGGTGTCGAATACGTTCGACCAGCCCACCACGCATGCGGTGATCAGCTCGAGGCCGTCCGCCTCCACCTCAGCGAAGTCGAGTTCGTTGAGCTTCTTGGCGTCGTTGGTGCGGGTGAGGCGCTTCTTCAGCTGCGCCCGGGAGATATCGCGGTACACCTCGCTATCGGGCCCAAGCAGCTTCACGGCGACGGGCTTGCCATTACGGGCGACCAGAGGCTCATCGGAGCCCATCAGCTTCACAATCATATCGACACCTTCCTCTGAGAGAGTTTTGGTATCGATGCCTGCGAGATCGAAATTCATTTGCTTTCCTCTACTGGTAAGGCCCCGGGATGAGCCCCGGGGCCTGTGCTGGTGATTACGTGTTCGAGCGCTGGACCACGAGGGAGCCGTCGTCGAAGCCAGTCTGGCCAGAGCTCAGGAGGCTCTGGAACGGCGACTGGAGGATCACGCCGCCATCGGGGCCGACCGTTTTCGTTGCGCCCATGAGCTTCACGCGGTTGAAGCGGAAGGCCATGAAATCGGTGCCGTTCGCGTCGTCCATCTGGACAGCCAGCGCAACCTCAGTTTCGTTGATGAAATAGTTGAGGAGCGTCTGGTTCTCGAAGTACGCCGAGAGCGTGCCGTTTACGACCGTGCGGCCATAAAAGATTTCCGGCACCAAGGTCGAACCCACAACCGGCTGGCTGTTGAGGTTGTTGCTCACGGTGAAGTCGAGCTGCGTCACGATAGCCGAGGGAGCACCTGCGACCGAAAGCGAGCCGTTCACGCCTGCGAGGATGTTGGAGGCCGTAGCAGCTGCCGGGCTTGCAAACACAGGGGCCTGAGCAGCTGAGGTGCTCAGCATGTTTACGCCCTGCACACCAAACGAGGCAGTGGCCATGCCGGTCGGCGGCAGCGACACCTGCATTTCTCCGATGCGGCAGCCAAGGAACGTCTCAGACACATCGATGTCAGGGTAGAACTGCTCGATGGTGAATGAGCGCTGCGAGACGCCCGTGAGGAGCTTGCGGCCCTGCACGGTGATGCCCCATGTAGCAGCTGCGGTGGCGGTGGCTGGAGCGGGGAACACTGTGATGGTGGTCGCCGTCATCGCCATGATGCGGAAGTTGCGGTTGACGTTCGCCGCCTGACCGGTGACGCGGAACACATCGCCCACGCGCAGGCCGGAGGTGATGAACGAACCCGCCGAAGCCGTGAACGTGCCGGTCGTTGCGCCAGTAGTGGCGGCAAGCGTCGCGGTGCTCATGGTCGCAGTCGCCTGAGTGATGGCAACGCCAGCGGTCCACGTGCCGCGCAGTGATGCTTCGATGAAGTCATCATAAGTACGGGTGGAGAGTTCGCCCTGAATGTTGCCGGCGACGCGGCGCACGCCATGGCGGGCATCGAACACCTGCTGATCAGGGCGCACCTCGTTCGAGGTAAAGGCGTCCTTCGCGAGTGCGAGGGTTGAGGAGACACGGCGCAAGGTCTGGCCGGCGGCAACACTCTGCGTGCCGAGAACCGTTTCCGCACCGTAGCGGACTTCTACATTGACATTTGACTGAAGGGGCATTGCTGCAACTCCTTGGCGTTAGCCCGGTGCGGGCGGGTTGAAATTAGTTACTCGTGTGCCCGATGAGAGTGATGATCACAGGACAGTTAATCCAGTCGGGCTCTGTGATTAACGCCATTCGCTCTGCCTGCTGTACCACGGCAGACGTTGAGTTGTAAGTGATAGAAGTTCCCGGGCGGAAAAGCTGGAGCAATGCGCCTGCAAGCGCGTCGATCTCGAGCGTGCCGGTGTTCGCCGGGTAATGAAGCGTGAAATTGGCGGTGACGGTGTGCGCGATCACGCCACCAATCCCCGTGGCAGTCACGGTGGAGGAGATCGGGCGCACCTGCTCTGTCATGAACGGGGTGCCCTTGATCGGCTGGTACACACGGCCTTCCCACGCCACGGCGATGGGGTTGGCGAGCGTCTGGAGCTTCTGCCGGATGCCTGAGCGCAGATTGGGGTGGAAGGTTATGGCGCTCACAGAGCCAGCTCCTTAACGATTTTGGCAACGACGTTCTGCGCGTTCTTCATGTTGCTGGTCACCATGAAGCGCCCGGCCATCTTGGACGTGCCAAACTCAACGTGGAGCGCGTACTCCGCATTGTTTGTGAGGTAATAGGTATCGCCGGCCTTCATATCGGCGGCCACAATCCCCACGGTTGCCGCCACCTTCGAGGCAGCGGCTGCTCCTGAAATGGCGGTGCCTTGCCCAGCGGTGATGCCATTGAGCGAGGGCTGCCATGAGGAACGGAGGAAGCCGGTATCGACCGGCGTGTCGGTCACCACGTTTTCCGAGAGTTGCTGAGCGGTCTGGCGGGCAAGCGCGTCCATCGATACGCCAAACTTGTTCGCATAATCGGTGAGGTGCATCTTGAAGAGGCGGGCGTCGTTCATATCAGCGCTCCGCGTACACGAGGGCGTAGGGCGCGCCATCGGCAGCCGGGTTGAGCTCGCTCACCCATAGGACCGTCCAGCTGGAGCCGGCCCACAGAGCCTTATCGCCGGGCAGCGGTACAGCGCCGCCTTGGGGGGCGCAGTGCAATTCAATGATGTTGCGACGCTCGAGCTTGCCAATGCGGAACTCCGCGCTCTTGCCGGGCGGGAGACCCACGGCCTTAAGGGTTAGGGTGGTGCTCGAGGTGGTTTCCTGTTGCGTTACGGGGTCGAAGCCCGCGCTGTTTGCCCGCGTGAACACCACATCACTCCCCTTGGAAGCGATCAGGTTGTACGCCGTGGCAGAAGCTGCATCATAGGTCGCCATGGGCGTTACTCGTCGTCAACACTGTACGAGGTGAGCGCGCCCGCGCCGGGGTTGTCCATCATGCCCACCCGCGCAAAATTGCCCTCATAGGCAGGCGCGTTCATGGGCTCATAGAGAATGGTGTCGGGGTCGCGGAGGTACGGCTCGAGCAGGTTCTTGGCGAACATGAAGAGCTTCCCAGCCGGCGCGTCGCCCGCATAGGTAACAGAGATCGGGCCCACGCTCTCAGAGACAACCTTGCCGCCACGGTCAAGGTCTTTGTACAGCGGCTCACTGAGCCCCTTAAAGGCGAGCTCGCAGCACGCATGTTTTACGCGGTGAGGTACACCGGTGATGGTGTAATCGGACCAGTCAGTAAGATCGGAGCGAGGAAACTCGAGGGCTTGCGATTGAGTGAGGCGTGCGCCCTTGTAGCGGCCAATCGTGTCAATGTAGTCAGTCGCTCGACGGATTGAGTTTTCAATCGCGAAATCCTCCGCGTCCTCCCACCGGTATCCACGGGCGCTGCAAAATTCCTTGAAGTGAACTAGCCCAACATAGGCGTCGGCGTTGGCCAACCCAACTCCAGTTTCGACAATCAAGGACATCGTCTACCTCACTGATATTTGGCCAGAGCGAGCTCCGCCTGTTTCTTCGCGTCCTCCCCCGTGAAGGGGCCTTCGATGTTGTCGCCGGCGCTGTTGGCGATGTACCAGCGGCCAAAGCCGCCGTTCTTCAGCCTGTGCTTCTCACCCTCTACGGGCGGCGGCGGTGCCTTCTTGCGCTGCTCCTGCGGCCTCTCATCGACCTCCAGAAGGTTCGCCTCAAACATGAGCTTGATGCGGCGCGGTTCGATGCCGGTCACGTCGACTGGATCATCGAAGTTGTAGTCCTCCCCATTCATGATGAAGGGGCGGCCTGCTTTGAACTTGCTTTCAGATGTATAGAAACGAGTTGCCATGTCTGCTTTCTCACATGGTTAGGAGGGCGGGGTTTCAGGCCCCGCCCTTCCTTGTTGGGTCGATTAGACCGCGTCGCTCCAGAACTGACCGAGGTCAGCCGAAACGAGCTTCATGTCGAAGCACATGTCGATCTCAACGCGGTCAGCGCTGCGATCTTCCATGCGGAACGACTTGATGCGGTTGCCATCCGCGCCCGAGCCAAGCAGGCCGGTCCACGAGAAGGTGTAACCGGCGGTCGGCGTCATGAGGCCCGGAGCGCTCGTTGAGTAGGTGAGCAAGCAGTGGTTGCCACCAATGAACGAGTGCGTGGCCGCAACGCCTTCAGCTGCGGTGTTTTCGATGGCGTTCATCACAAGGATTTCGTCAACGCCAAACAGGGCTGCGAGAGCCTGCTTCGAAGCCATGGCAGGCGCACCAGCGGTCTGGCCATACTTCAGGCGGTCGATGATTTCCGGGTGGTCGACGATGGCGTCATAGACAGCGCGGCCCATGATGAGCTTGTTCGGCTCGAAGCCGGTGCTCTGAGCGATTGCTGCCTTGCCAAGGCGAACGTCACGGATCGGGGTCGAGGTGGCATCATTCCACTTCTTGAACTGCGTACCGGTCGGGGTGCCAGCCACACCAGCGCGCTGGAAGGTCCAGACGCCAGTCTTGAAGTAGGTGTTCGAGAACAGCTTCTCGCGCTTGATCAGCGCTTTGTGCGTTACGAACTCAGCCGCCTCGCGGTCGGGCGAAAGGACAGCATCCGCATTCGCACGGAGCTCATCGGGGATATCCTTGTGGAAGGAGAACCGATTGGCAAAGTACGTCGGAGTGTTGTCCAGCGTGTAGCCACCGCCGGCAGAGGCGGTTGCGGGGGCGCGAAGCTGCATTTCATCGCGGTTGAAATCGCCACGCTCATAGACGTAGTAACGGTCCGACTGCTTCTGAACAGGGATGTTCGGAAACACGCGGGTCGCCACAAAGTTCGCAGCGTTTTGCAGGAAGGCGATGCTGATGTTGGTCAGCGGCGCATTGACATGAACGTCACCGGGGGTCGGGGTCATGGGTTATTGCTCCAATTCAAAAATGAGCCGCTTAGCCGAGGGCGACGCGGGTCATGAGGACAGGGATGATCTCGTTGACGGCACCGCCTGCGAGAGCAATTCCAACAACCGCCTGACCGGTGGTTGCGGTAACGAGCTTGCCAGCCGCGTCGGTCGTCAGCTTTGCGCCGGCGGCCACCGTGGCACCGATGGCAGCCTTCGAAACGCCGTCATAGCAAACGGTCGCAGGCTGGCCGGTGTTCGGCTTGTTCTGGAGGATGCCAGCGCTGAGAGCGTTGGCACCGGCTGCGGCGGCATTGCCGCTCGAGTTAACCACGACAGCGTGGAACTGCTTGCCCGTGAGGTCTGCACCGGCGGGCAGGCTGAAGGAAGCCTTCAGGCCATTATCGAAAGACATGTGTCTATCTCCTATTAAGAGGGTTCGTTATGCCGCCCGGCGCTTGGCAACGTAGGCGTTGTAGAGATGCGGGTTCTCTTCAGTTGCCTTGGCGTATGCCTGTGCATCGGTGAGCTCAGGTTTGGCTTTCTTGATCTCATCGGCCTTAGCCTTGAGCATGGCCTCCGGGTCGCCATCTACGGCGGCGTCCGAGCCCATCGACTTGAAGAGAAGCGACTTCACCGATACCTCTGCAAGTGACTTGAGAAGGTTTTCGATGACACCGGCATCGGCCTCAGTTGTCATGCCCTTGCGGACACGCAACAGAACGGGGCCCAGCTCGTCCGCCTTACCGACGCCGAGCGATGCAGCCTTAGCCACAGCCTCATCCTCTTCAGCCTTAGCCTTCGCCTTAGCCAGCTCCTCAGTTGCCTTGTCGGCTTCCTCGAGGCGCTTGCGAATGCTTTCGGGCAGCGACTTGATGACTTCCTCCTCAGAGGGGGCAGCCTCAGCTTCTTCGCTCGACTTGCTTACAGCTTCGAGCTCCGCGTCGCGGGTTTTGATAATCTCGTTGGCATCTGCGAGAGCCGCTTCTGCTTCGGTGGCGCGCTTTTCAAGCGTTTCCAGCCGTGCTTCGGCGTCCTCAAGAGCCTTGGACAGAGCTTCAATGTCCATTACGTACTCCTTGAGAGAAGCGGCAGCCTCACCGGCTGCTTCAGGGTTGATCGGTTCACCGCCGACCACGGCATGCACCACATCCGGTGCAATCTCTTCGAGCGCCTTCTTCAGGCGCATTGCAACACCCACTTCCTCAGCGGAGGGCTGCTCTTCTTCTTCGTCCTCGTCCTCGTCCTCAGACTTGGCGGCCTTACCGCCTTTAGCCTTAACGATCAGGACGCGGGCCTGCTCGTTTGCGGGATCGTCAACGAGACTGATTTCTTCAATCGTCATTTCGCTCAAATCTTGAGCCATGCCTTACTCCTCCACTTTGGTGCGGCGGCCACGGCCACCTATAGAGAAGGCGCGGTAGACGCCTTTGCGGACTTTTTCCTGCACGCCGGGATCGGTGATGTGCATACCAATCCACCAGCCCCTGCGGCCATCGCTCATGCCAACGGCCTTAGCGAAGGCGTCGTCGATGATTACGCTTTCGACCACCTCGCCAACGGCGTGACCGTTGTGCATGGCCTTGGCAACGCGGGCGTCGCAGACAAACTTGTGAGCTGCCTTGCGGAGCTCATCGATGGTGATGCGGTCCCCTTGGTGATCAGTGACCACCTCGCCATCCTTCGAGACGACGTTCGCCCAGCCGCGCACATAGCGCCCGCTGTTGTCAGCTTTCTCGAACTCAAAAGAGACCCCAAAGCCCATATCGGCTCCACCATCACAAGCGTGCAAACGAGCGCAGACTGCGTCCGTTGCAATAGCCGTAACACGGTGAACACAGAGA